AGAATAACCATCCATATCATGAAGTGAGCGCAAGATGACTAACCGCTGGTCTTCTTTTAATACATCTTTAAAGGACATATGAACCTCTATTTATCATCGTTTAAACGTTGCTCTAAAAGCAGTTGTGCCAGATGCTCGACGGGTTGGATTTGAGCGCGAAGCTCTTTCATTTCTCCGCGCGCTTCTGAAAGTTCTAAGGTGAGCTTGGTTATCTCATCTCTGGTAGGAAGTGCATCAACCTGTGCTTTTAACTCGTCCATATTTCTTTTCACTTGCTCTACGTCTTCGCGTTTGGCGTAGGTTTTAGAGAGCAAGATCTGAATGACCTGAACTACAGATAAAACGCCAGCCCACACGATAGGCCACCATGTCTTTACCCAATCGTATTCCATCACAGCTCCTTTCTTGACTGACAACTGACGCAACGAACTGCATTGGGTAATGCTTCGATTCGCTTTGGTGGAACAACACTGCCACAACTTAAGCAGTAACGATTGCCGTCCTCATCTTCGTCCGGCTTTTCTTCAGCCTGGATAGGTCGATTGGAAATGGCAGCATTTCTAAATAACGTTTCAAGCTCTTGGGCTCTATCAAACTGGTCAGTCATCAGCGCCCCTTGATCATGCTTTTGAGAACACCAGACACTTTGTCACCACTGGATTTCGAGTAAGGCGCAAAACCATCGACGGTTCGCAGACCGAAATAGGCATAAGCAAAAGCACCAATAGTTAGTGCAATATAAATATCCGCACCATCACCAAGTCCATTTGCATGAAAAGCTTCAAAGGCAAAGACGTACAAACACATCATCCAAAACGAACGGCGAGCAATCGCTGGTCGGGTCTGGCGCACGTATTCATCTTTTGCATTATCACCGTTACGAATGGTTAACTGAGTTTGCTCGTGTTCTTTCTGCTTATCCTGAAGTGAAAGCTCTTGGCGTCGAGTCACTTCCTTTTGCATCTCTGCCTTGATGCTTTCTAACTCGACAAGGCTTTCAGGTGGCAGCTTTTGCATCTTATTAATGAGCGACATTTCCTTTTGCTCTTTGGTCATTCCCAAAGCGCCGTCTACCTGCTCAACCATAACTGCGACTTTGTCTGCGGTTTCACTGCCACCGAACAAAGACGAGATACCACGAATAGCCGCGGGGCCGACTTCCATTGCGAGCTTCGCCGCACCTAAAATTAACGAAAGTGACATGCTTTAAAATTCCTTATCTTAGAAACTAAATCAGCACCTTCCGTTGTTTTGGTTTCTCTCAGGTGCATTGAAATATCGCATGGCGTGACACTGTTCCAAGCGGCATTAAAATAGCTTTGCAGTGTCGCGTCATGGCTAAAAAGTGGCGGTTGAGAAGGGACTGGCACACCATCTTGATGTGCTTTTTTCTCAGCATCGAGACGCTTTTCACGACCTCGGATGCTGGCGTATTCGCTATTCTTCAACCGCTTAGTCATTACTGAAGCTCCCAAGCCGCGTCGGTTAGGTGAACCAAGCGATTGTGCCAGCCTTCGATAAAGGCAGTTTGGGAATAATTGTTTTTGAG